GAACAAGTTGCCCATATCTTGTATAATGAATTAGAATACGAGAATATATTGTTTGTTAATCGTCACACACAAGGGCAATATGTTGGTGCTGGTTTCGGTGGGGGTAAAACCCAATTAGGAGTTAACACTGATAAAAAGATTAAACGAATTGGGTGTCACAACTTCAAATCTTTGGTTGAAGAGAATAAATTATTAATTACTGATGCGGATACGATCTCTGAAATCTCTACTTTTATTGAGAAAAAAGGTTCGTATGAAGCAGACGAGGGATATCATGATGACTTGGTTATGCCTTTGGTTCTTTTCGGTTGGCTTACAACTCAGCCTTATTTTAAAGACCTAAATAACATAAACCTAAGAACTATTATGTATGAGAAACAGATTCAAGCAATTGAAGATGAACTTACTCCCTTTGGGTTCTATGATGATGGAAATGACGATAAAGAACCACTTAATTTTTGAGAAAACCAATAAAAACTAAATAAATGGTAGACACGAATTTCTGTCTAAAGTAAAACTTATTAACAAGGAGAATTACAATGCCTTTCCAATTATCTCCAGGCGTTGCAGTCGTAGAAAAAGATTTTTCAGCGATCGTTCCAGCAGTATCTACTAGTCGTGGTGCTACAGTTGGTGCGTATGTATGGGGTCCAGTTATGTCCCCAGTTCAGGTTACTTCAGAGAACGAATTAGTTCAAATCTTTGGCAAACCACAAGACGCTAATGCTCAAGCCTTTTTTACTGCAGCGAACTTCCTGTCATATACAAATGCTCTTCTAGTTACTCGTGCTGATTGCACAAACGCTAGAAACGCAGTATCAACACCATCTGGTTCTATCAGTGCTGTTACTATTTCTAATGCAGGTTCTGGATACACTTCTGCTCCAACTGTTACAATTGGTGCACCTCAAGTTACTGGTGGTATTCAAGCTACTGCTACTGTTACTCGTTCTGGTGGTACTGTAACTGGTGTAACTATTTCTGCTGGTGGTACTGGCTATACTGGTACTCCTACTGTTACATTTAGCAACCCACAAGTTGCTGGTGGCACAAATGCTACTGGTACAGTAACTGTTGTTGCTGGTGCTGTTACTGCAATTACTATTACTAATCCAGGTTCTGGTTATACTTCTGCTCCAACTGCTACAATTACTGGTACTGGTACTGGTGCTACTGTTGGTACTGTTACTATTTCTGGATCAACTATTACTGGTATTACTATTACTAATCCAGGTACTGGTTATACTTCTGCTCCAGCAATTAGTTTAACTGGTGGTGGTGGTTCAGGATTTACTGCAACTACAACTATTTCTGTTGGTGGTGTTAAGATTAATAACAGCACAGTTTATCTAAACAGCTTTATCGATGGTGAAGGTGTTGTTGGTGAATTTGCTGCCAAATATCCAGGTACACTAGGTAACTCATTACAGGTTGTAATGGCTGACTCTGCTACTTTCACTGGTTGGACTTATGCTGCTGCATTCCCAACTGCTCCAGGCACATCTCCATATGCAGCTTCTGTTGGTGGTTCTAATGACGAACTCCACGTTGCTATCATTGACCAAGATGGTCTATGGTCTGGAATTCCAGGAACTATCCTAGAGAAATTTGCTTATGTTTCTAAAGCATCTGATGCAAAATCTCCAAACGGAACTAACAACTATTACAAGAATGTAATTAACTCTACTTCTAAATATGTATGGTGGTTAGATCACACTACTGCAGTTCTTTCTGGATCTGCTTGGGGTACTGCTGCTCAAGTTGGTTCTGTTGGTACTATTTTTGCATCATTATCTGCAGCGTATACTTCTTCCCTATCAGGTGGTGTTGATGATCTAGCAGTTACTGATGGCCAATTAGAAAATGCTTGGGCACTTTATGCTGACGACGCTCAGTATGATATCAGCCTATTGCCAGTTGGTCCAGCTTCTGCTACTGTTGCTCAGTATGTTATTTCTAACATTGCTGAAACTCGTCTTGATTGCGTAGCGTTTATTTCTCCACAAGACGTTTCTTCTGGTAACCCAATTACTGGTACTGGTTCTGCTGCTACTACTGCTCTTGTTGCGTATCGTAATTTAATCTCTAGCACTTCTTATGGTGTTATGGATTCTGGTTACAAATATCAATACGATCGTTACAACGACAAGTATCGTTTTGTTCCATTAAATGGTGATACTGCTGGTCTATGTGCTCGTACTGATAACACTAATGATCCTTGGTTCTCTCCAGGTGGTTTAAATCGTGGTCAAATTAAGAACGTAGTTAAATTGGCTGTTAATCCAAATAAAGCAGATCGTGATGTTCTTTACGCTGCTGGTATTAACCCAGTTGTTACTTTCCCAGGTGAAGGTACTGTTCTTTACGGTGACAAAACTCTATTGGCTAAACCAAGTGCGTTTGATCGTATTAACGTACGTCGCTTATTCATCGTTATGGAAAAAGCTATCGCTACTGCTGCTAAGTTCCAGTTGTTCGAATTTAATGACAGCTTTACTCAAGCGCAATTCCGTAACTTAGTAGAACCATTCTTACGTGGTGTTCAAGGTCGTCGTGGTGTTACTGACTTCATAGTTGTTTGCGATGGTTCAAACAATACTGGTGACGTTGTTGATGCTAACCAATTCGTTGCAGACATCTACGTTAAACCAAATCGTTCTATTAACTTTATTACTCTAAACTTTGTTGCTGCTCGTTCTTCAATCAGCTTCACAGAGCTTGGTGCTTAATAAATAAATAAAGAACTAAGGAGAAAAATAAATGGCAAATATTGCTGATTTTAAAGCGCAGATGTTGGGTGGCGGTGCTCGCCCAAACCAATTCCGTGTTGAACTAACATTTCCAAGTTTTGTGACATTAGGCGCAGTTGCTAGCCAACGTGCACAATTCTTGTGTAAAGCTGCTCAGTTACCAGCTTCTACTATTGAGAACATTGGTGTTCTTTATCGTGGTCGTCCTGTTAACTTTGCTGGCGAACGTACTTTCCAACCTTGGACTGTTACTGTGTATAATGATACTACTTTTGGTATCCGTAATGCACTAGAACAATGGCAGTCTGGTATTCAGAACTATGACACTACTGATGGTCGTGTTAATCCTACTGACTACCAAGTTGACTTAGCTGTACACCAATTAGATCGTAGTGGTGCTATCATCAAGACTTACAACTTTATTGATGCTTACCCAACTACTGTTGCTGCAATTGGTTTAGATTACGAACAACAAAATGCTATTGAACAGTTTGATGTAGAATTCCAATACAACTTCTTTACATCTGCTACTGGTGCTGCTTCTGGATTTGGTGTTAATGTTTCTGTTGACACTCCAGTTGGTAGTTTCCCAGTTTAATAATTAAACAATTCGAGGGTTTTATATAATGCAGTTATTTGGATTCGAGATACTACGTAAAAAGGAAAGGGAGTTAGACAGTATTGTCGCTCCTAATCCTCAAGATGGATCAACTGTAGTAAACACTGGTGTAAATGCTGGTGGTTACTATGGTATGGTCATGGACCTAGATGGTGTCATTAAAAATGAAAATGATCTAATCCGTCGTTATCGTGAAGTTGCAACATATAGCGATTGTGATGGTGCCATTGAAGATATTGTTAGTGAAGCAATTGTATACGATGAAGAAGATCAAACAGTTACTATTAATTTAGATGACGTTGATGTTTCTGAAAGTATTAAGAAAAAAATTCGCATTGAATTTGAAGAGATAGTTAAACTATTAAAATTCCAAGAACGTGGTCATGAAATTTTTCGCACTTGGTATGTTGATGGTCGTATTTACTATCATATTCTTTTAGATGAAAATAATTTAAAACAGGGAATTGTTGAGTTACGTTACATTGATCCACGTAAAATTCGTAGGATTAAAAATGTAGTTAAGTCAAGAACTCCTCAGGGTGTTGAAGTTGTTAAAGAAGTTCAAGAATATTATCTTTACAATGATAAAGGTATTACTGAACAAACAACTCAAGGTGTTAAGTTATCTTTAGACTCAGTGGTTTATACACCATCTGGTTTCTTAGATGCTAATACTGGTATGATGATGTCTTATTTGCATAAAGCAATTAAGCCAACTAACCAATTAAAGATGATTGAAGATTCTTTAGTTATCTACCGTATTAGTCGTGCGCCTGAACGTAGAATATTTTATGTTGACGTAGGTAACTTGCCAAAAGTTAAGGCAGAACAATACGTTAATGATATCATGAACAAGTTCCGTAATAAGATTGTTTATGATGCAACGACAGGCGAGGTCAGAGATGATCGTCGCCATTTGTCAATGATGGAAGATTTCTGGATGCCACGTCGTGAAGGTGGTAAAGGTACTGAGATTACTACTCTTCCAGGTGGTCAAAATCTTGGTGAGATTCAAGATATTGAATACTTCCAGCAAAAATTATATCGTTCATTGAATGTGCCAATTGGTCGCCTTCAACAAGATGGTGGTTTTAGCATAGGTCGTGCGCAAGAAATTAGTCGTGATGAGGTTAAGTTTAATAAGTTTATTATAAGACTACGTCAAAAGTTTAGCCACATATTTACTGATGCACTTCGTGTTCAGTTAATCGCTAAAAATATTTGTTGCTAAATATTGTATTATGATAAACCAAGCAATGATCGATCAATTAACTGCTCAATTAGCAGTATACACTACAGAGTGGTTAAGTTCCTACGATGATTCAAAAGATCAAAATGTATTAATTGGCCCAAGTAAAAAGACAGCTATCATTTGGACAGATACAGGATTTTATCAAATTAATCCTAGCTCAAATAAGTTATTCACAAATTTAGAAATATCATTTACTGATTGTACAATTGGACACACGTATTCTTTAACTCAAAACTACGATAGCATGTCGTGGATATTGTATCAACAACTATATCTAGCTGGAGTAAATTCAAAATCTTTCTATATTGATGTTCCTTTAGAACGAGCTGAAGTTACTATAAACAATCAACCTTGGGAATATACAAGGGTAATGCGTCCAGGAGCACCAAGTATTGGTAAAAAGAATTACGTTCAAACATTAGAAGATCTAGAAGGATGGTGGAATCAATCAATTGATGATTTTTATAATGTTATGTCTGCCGCTGTTACTATTTCTAAGAATAATAAAATAACTGGGCTTC